TTTATTTCAATGGGTATAAAAGCGTATAAGAAAAATTCCAGAGGTAGTCTTGAGGCAAGAAAATTAGACCGACATGAATCTGTAATGATACAAGGGCAAGAATTTTCATATTGGCGAGAATATGTTGTTTATAAAATGGCTGAATATATCTGTGAAATAATTCCTCAATCGAAAGTTGAAGTCACTCTTGATGGAAATGATTCAACAATTCAAATTGAGTTAGATGACTCTGAGCATCAAAAATTAAATAGGGAGTTGTTTTTATTTTTTACAGAAAATAAACAAGGCACAATCCTATAATAATATAAACTACTTTTTTATGTGAGGTTATAAAAATGGCTAATGTGGAATTGTACAGAAAGTACAGACCTAGTACGCTTGATGAGATGGTGGGCAATGAGGCAACAATTAAAAGTCTTAAAGCAGAACTTGAAAACGGTTCTCATGTTTTTCTTTTCACTGGTCCTGCTGGTTGTGGAAAAACAACGCTTGCCAGAATCATAGCAAAGGAAGTTGGTGCAGGTGATTTGTCCATTAAGGAAATCAACTCAGCCGAGAATCGTGGAATTGATACCGCAAGAGAAGTGCAGGAACAAATGCGATACAATCCAAGCGATGGTGAAGCACTTGTATGGATATTTGATGAATGCCATCAATGGCTTGCTCCTGTTCAGAATGCTTTTCTTAAAGCTTTGGAAGATACTCCTGAACACGTTTATTTTTTCCTTTGTACAACAGACCCCCAAAAACTCATAGCACCTTTGAAAACGAGATGTTCAATCATCAATGTAAAGCCATTGAATGATGAAGAAATGACCTATTTATTGAAAAGAACTGCACGGGCAGAACGGAGAAAGATGGGCTCTGAAGTCTACGAAAAGATTTGTGAGGTTGCTCAAGGCGGTTCAAGAAAAGGATTGAAATTGCTTGCAAAGGTTCTTTATTTGGATTCTGATGAAGAAAGATTGGAAGTTCTCAAACAAGGTGAAGTGAGTGAAAGTCCTGAAACGATTGAACTTTGTAGGGCTTTGCTTGCGAAGGATTGCACTTGGTCAAAATTATCATTCCTGCTTAAAAGTATGGATTTGTCTGACCCTGAAAAAGTAAGGATGGCTGTCATGGGGTATATGAATTCAGTTCTTTTGAATGGTAAAGCACTACCTCAAGCGGTTTGTGCAATGCAGGCTTTTGGAGCCAATCCAACTTATACCAACGGAAAATTTCAAATTACAATCGCTTGTTTGGATTACATAGATATGATTGGCTGATTTTTTTTCTAAAAAAAAGTAAATTATTTTATTTTTAGTTCCTATAATAATATAAACTACTTTATGTGAGGTGATAAAATGACAAAAGCAGAAACACTAGCGAAAGAAAAAGAAAATCCAGTAAATGATTTTCAGAAAGATGTAACAATCAACAAGTATAAACTTGATGAGGAGTGTTTGAGTCATTCATCAAGATATGCCTATTACGCTGAGGCATGTGCGGTTGCAAAAAGCAATGTGACGAAAGCAGGTGACAATTTGAAACTTGTAACGGCTGAAGCAAATTTAAGAATCCGTAAAACTTATGCTGATAATGGACAGAAGTTTACTGAGGCTGTAATTGCATCAGAACTTGAAATTGATAAGCAGGTTATTAAAGCAAGAGATGAATTGCGTGAAGCAGAGGAAATCTATGGCAGACTTCAGGTTGCTGTAAATGCAATGGATGCCCGTAGAAGTGAATTGGACAATCTTGTTAAACTTTATGTTGCAGGATATTTTTCAACGGTTGATGCTGGAAATAGAAAATCTGTAAATGAACAGACATCAAATGACATTCGCAAGAATCTTAATAAATAAGGGGTGAAATATGATTAATAAGAAAAAAGGCGGATTTGCTAAACGTTATCAGGCAAGTTATGAGAGTAAGGACAATGGAGCACCTGCAAAGGCTGGTGTAATGAACTGGAAAAAGGTTGATGGTGATGTAAATTTCTTCAGTCCAATTGAGGGTAAGAACAGAATCAATATTATTCCTTATGTAATCAAAACAAAGAATCACCCACTTGTGAAGCGTGGAGAATTTGAAGTTGGTGATTCGGATTATGTAATGGATGTTTTTACTCATCGAGGGGTTGGTCCATCTGAAGCAACTGTGATTTGTCTTAAATCAACATTTGGTAAACCTTGTCCGATTTGTGAACAGTCTGCCCTTTTGCGTAAGCAGGGAAAAGAAAAAGAGGCAAGTGAATTAAAGCCTTCACGCAGAGTGTTTTACAATATTCAGGACATGAAAGAGCCTGATAAATTGAAGGTTTTTGAAACTTCTCATTTCTTGTTTGAAAAGGAATTGATTGATGAAGCAAGAGATGATGAAGAAGGTGGATTTGTAGATTTTGCAGACCCAATTGAAGGCAAAGAGATTAAGTTCAGAGCAAGTGAAGTACAGAAAGGTTCAATCAAATATAAGGAGTTTAAATCATTTGCTTTTGAGGACAGGGATGACCCAATTCCAGATGAACTTCTCGAGTCTGCAATTTCATTTGATGAAATCATGAATGTTCCAACCTATGAAGAAGTTGAAAAGATTCTTTTTGGACAGGATGATGACAATGATGAAGAATCTGATGAGCCTGCAAAGAAGTCTAAACACGATGACGATTCAGATGAGGAAGATGAAGACAGACTAGCTAAAAAATCTTCAAAAAAATATGAAGAATCTGATGAGCCTGAGGAAAAGCCAGCTAAAAAGCCTGTAAAGAATCGTGATGAAGATGACGATGAAGAAAATAGTGATGAGGAAGAATCTACAAAAAAGCCTGCAAAAAAAGTTGAAGAGGAAGATGAACTCGAAGCCCCAAAGAAGTCTTGTGCTAACTGTCCATTTGGTCATTGTTTTGGAAAAGATGTGGATAAATTCGATGATTGCGATGATTGCGACATTTGGGATAAATGCGTGAAAAATTCGTAATGTAAAATTTTAATTTTTAGAAAAGTGACTTGTTGAAATAATAGGTCACTTTTCTATTTTTCAAGGAGGTTGATTTTATGCACATGAATGATGTGGTTAGGAAGTGTGAGGAAAGAGGATATAAAATTACAAAACAAGGGATTTATCTTGCTGGTAAGAAATATGGATTTCTTACCAGACCCGATGAACAACATTCTTGGGATTTTAATCAAGAAAAATTTTGGGAGTGGTTAAATAAAGCAACTGAAGAAATTCCTGAGGGTTGGCTTACACTTAATGAAGCAAGCAAAGTTTTAAATGTTAGTTTACCTCAAATGTATATTCTTGTAAAGGATGAAAATTCAGGAGCAAAATATTTTGGTGCAGGAAAAGGGGTGATGTATGTTGACCCAAAAAGAATTGAGAAAGTTATCAAAGAGCGTAAAGCAAAGCATGAGTATGAGTGGGATGATGAAAATGGAACAAATTAGATTCGATACAGGTTGCACGCTTCTTGACCTTGTTACAGGTGGAGCAAAAAATGTTTTTGGTATTCCTTCAGGTAGGTTTATCAATATTGTTGGTGATAAATCTGCTGGAAAGACTTTTTTGAGCAATGAGATAATCGCCAGTGCATATCATAAATACGGTTCAAAAAAGTTCAAATGGGTTTACGATGATTGCGAAAGTGGTTATTCATTCGATACAGAAAGTATGTATGGATTTGATATTATGCCTGAAAATCCGATTCATTCGAGAACTGTTGAAGAGGCATTTTGCAACATAAATGATTTTGCGGATAAATTGAAAGGTGACCAATTTGGAATCTATGTCCTTGATTCGCTTGATGGTTTGACGAGTCAGGAGCAGGATGATAGGGCTGAGGAAAGATTAAAGGCATTTCACGCTGAAAAGAGTTTTGACAAGGGTACTTATGGAATGGGAAAACAGAAGTATCTTTCACAGGAGTTTTTCCCACAACTCTGCTCCACTATTGAAAATAAAAATGTATTGGTAATCATTATTTCACAAATCCGTGAAAATATTGATATGTTCAGTTTTGAGAAGTATTCACGCTCAGGTGGAAAGGCGATGGATTTCTATGCTCATTCAGTTCTTTGGCTTGCTACTGCTAAATATATCACTAAAAAAGATAGAAAAGTTGGGGTTGTAGTAAAAGCCAAGACAACCAAAAGTAAGACACCTAGACCATTCAGGGAGTGTTTCTTTTCATTCCTTTACGATTATGGACTAGATGATATTGGTTCAAATGTTGATTATCTTTTTGACCTCAGAACTGAAAAAGGTGAACTCAACACAAAGGCAAAAGCGATTCAGTGGAGCGGTGATGTTGGAAAATTGACCCTGACAGACCTCAAGAAATTTCTTGAAGAATATGAATTGCAGAATAAATTTGAAGACAGCCGATATTATGATAGCAAGCCGACAACTGATGATATTTTTGACTTCATTCAGAGCAAAAAGGAATATAAGGAAAAGTTTGCTGAAAAATTCGGTGAATCAATGACTAGGGATGAACTTATTGAATGGATTGAAAATAATAATCTTGAGGATGAGTTAAAACAAAGGGTGATTGATAAATGGGAAGAATTCGAGGACAGTATAAAATCTTCACGCAAAAAGAAATATGGAACTGCCCCAAAGGCAACAGACAAGGTTGTGATGGATTAGTTTATGAAAAATGTTTTATATAGAGGTTGTATGATAGTAGATGTTTGTGGAATTCCATTTGAAGTTAAAGAAGTTGAATCAAATAGTCGTACTGATTGCAGTATGGGCAGAAGTGATTCAAAAATGGCAATAATAACTTTGAATAAGGAAATGCCAAAAGAAGTAAAAGATTCAACTTTGATTCATGAATGGATTCATGCTGTTCTTGATTGTTGTGGAATGGGTGAATACTCCAATGATGAAAAACTTGTTTGTGTTTTACAAAATGAACTTTATAGAGCAGGCTTCAGAATAAAACATATGGAGTAGTTTATGAAAGACATTCAATTCAAGCCTGAAGAATCTGATTGGATTAAAATAGCAATTCAAAATTACTATGGTGTCAATAGTGTACCAGCCAAAAAGATTTTAGGAAAATTAGGGCGTGCTGAAAAGAAAATAAAAACTTCATCAGCAAAAGGAAAAGGCAGAAACCTGCAATATTGGGTTTGCGAACGGATTGCAGAAATGTTTGGGATAAAGTTTGTGCAATCCAATGATATTTGTCTAGTTCATTCTAGGGAAATGGGACAACACGGAACAGATATTGTATTGCGAGGTGAATTGTATGATAAATTTCCATTTGATGTTGAATGTAAAGCTCAGGAATCTTTATCAATTCCTGATTGGGTAAGGCAAGCAAGAACAAATACCAAAGAGGGCAGGAAGTGGTTGGTTGTCTTCAAAAAGCAGACGATTGGCGGTGAGCCTTTAGTGCTTATGGATTGGTCAACTTTTGAGGAATTATTTAAGAAGTAATAAAAAAGGCTAGGTTTTAATTTCCTAGCCTTTTTTATTGGCAGTTTTTATTTGCGAAAGTGGTTATTCATTCAACCACTTTCCCAAATTGCGGAAATCTCATCAAAATCACCTGAAAGGTTATCAATTAATTTTCCGTCTTTGTAAACCGCTAAAATATATTCATAGTAGTTTGAATATTTTACATTTCTTTTGAATTGTGAAACTTCCCCAGTTGGAGCGGTTATTTCAGCAATAACTTTTGCGTCTGAAATAACTTTGTACCATTTTTTCATTCTGTTTCCAGCGTTCATCTTAAACTCCTTGTAAGGTTTTTTTTGTTCCTTACATTTATAAATATAAACTACTTTTTATTTTTTGTAAAGTAGTTTATTAGAAAATATTTTATTTTTTTTTATTCCTATAATAATAATGAGGTTGATATGATAAAGAGTATTGAACTAAAGAATATTCAGAGCCACGAAAATACAAGGCTTGAATTAGATAAAGGAATCAATTGTATTGTTGGTTCATCTAATAATGGTAAATCTGCAATCCTTAGGGGATTGTATTGGGCAAGATATAATCGACCATTGGGCATTGATACGCTTGCAAGCCATTGGGCATTGAATGATAAGGGTGATTTGAAATCTGAAATGTCTGTTACGATTGAAAATGATTTTGGGATTGTAACAAGAAAAAGAACAAGGAATGAAAATCAGTACATTGTGAACGGTGAAATTCTCAATGTAGTCAAATCAGATGTTCCAAGGGAAGTTGAGCAGATTCTTAAATTGTCTGATACAAATATTCAGCGACAACTTGATGCTCCATTCTTATTATCGGAAACAAGCGGTGAAGTAGCAAAATACTTCAATCATGTTGTCCGCTTGGATATTATTGACAAGGTGCTTACCAATGCTGAATCTTCAAGACGCAGAACAAAGGTGGATATTGAGGCGACTGAAAAGATAATTAAAGAGCAGGAACAGAAAAAGGAAAAATATGACTGGCTGGGTTCAGTTGAGAAGTTACTGCGGAAATGGGACATAATAAAGGAAAATAATGATGAATTGAAATCTCAGTCTGAAAGCCTGCAATCTGAATTGGAATCCTTTGCAGAAAACAAGCAGAGAGTGGAAAAATACACTGATATTGTGGCTCAGAAAAATAAATTGGAAAATATCTCAAGACTGATTGAAAAGACATCAGAAATTGAAGATTTGCGTGGAAGTTTGACCAATTCTTTGGAAATGTATAAACGGCATTCAGAAAAGATTGAAAAATTGAATAAGGTTATACAGCTGAAGAAGTTGATTGAAGATGTTATGAAAGCAGATGGAGCCAGTGCAGGATTGAGAATGAAAATTGCTGAATTGACTTTCAATCTTGATAAATTTAAGGCGGTGAAAATCTATCCTGATTTTTCAGAACAGAAAAGGCTGATTGAAAAGATTGAAAAGTTGAATGAAAATAACCTGCGGGAAAAGGTGGATGAATTGAGTGAATCTATTTATGACTACAAGATTCAAAAAATGCATGTTGAAGATTCTGCAAAAGACATTTTATGCTTGCAGGAACAATTGCCTGACATTTGTCCAGTCTGCGGAAATCCAATGAAAAATGGAGTGTGCAAAAAATGACTAGACAGGAATTGATTGAAAAAGGATTTGAAGATGTAGTTGTATTTGAGAATCCTGACTATGACGGTTGTATGCTAGGAATATTAACTGACCGCAGGGCAATTTATTCATTGGCTCAGATGGTTGTTTTGGTATTATGAGAAAAATGGGTGTTCTGCTGAAGAGGCATTAGAATTTATCGAATATAATACAATACGTGCTTTGCCTTATCAAGAGAATGCTCCAATCATATTAGATGATTTATGAGAGGTGGAAATGATGTTTTACATTTATGAAATCAAGAATCTTTTAAACAATAAAACATATATTGGTCAACGCAAATGTCCTGCAAATAAGACACCTGAAACTGATTCATACATGGGCTCAGGTGATTTGATTAGAAAAGCAATTAAAAAATATGGTTTGCAGAATTTTTCAAAATCAATTCTTGAATCAAATATTGGTTCTAAAAAAGAAGTTGATAAAAGAGAAATTTATTGGATTTCAAAATATAAAGAACAAGGTGGTGTTGAGTATAATTTATCAACTGGTGGCACAGGCGGAAATTTGGGTGAATATGTAAATAAACTGATTAAAAAATCTAAAGAAAATATTTCAGAAGAAACTAGACGAAAAATGAGTGAATCTGCTAAAAAGAAAATTTTTACAGAAGAACATAGAAGAAATATTGGAATTTCTGCTATGGGAAATAGGTCAAGAAAAGGTCAACATATTTCAGAAGAACAAAAGAAAAAACAAAGTGAAGCATTAAGAGGTAAAAATTTTACAATTGAACATAAGAAAAAATTAGTGATGCTTTGAAAGGTCATAAAGGTTTTTTGGCTGGAAAGCATTGGAAAATTGTTGATGGAAAAAGAATTATATATTGAGGTTTTTTATGAAATATTTTAAAGGAATTATAACAGCCGATTGGCATTTGTCTCAGACAAAACCTAGAGCAAGGTGTGATGAAGATTGGATTAAAACTCAAACTGAACTTGTTAATCAAGTTTACGAAAAGGCAGTTGAAAAAGATTGCGACATATTTATAGTTGGTGATATTTTTCATTCCAATTCTGATGTATCTTTTGAAGTTATCAGCATTGTTCAAAATCTTGCTAAAAAATTAAAAATTAAAGGTTTGAAACTTTATATGATTTGCGGGAATCACGATTTATTATATCATTCAAGTTCAAATTTGAATAAGTCTGCGGTGGGTGTTCTTTTGCATTCTGAAAATATTTATCCTGTTACAAAATATTCAGAAGATGTTTCAGGTGCTAATTTTGATGAAGAAACAGAGAATAAAAGAATTGTATTCAAGCATGTTCTTGCATTTGCAGATGAATCAAAGATTCCACCTCATGTTGAAGCAATTACGGCTCAGGAATTGTTAGATGAATATGATGAGGCAAAATTTATTTTTTTGGGAGATAATCATCATTCATTTATTTATGAAAATAAGGGCAGAAAAGTTATCAATTCAGGTTGTTTGATTCGTAGGAACAGTGATTTCAAATCGTATGTTCCTATAATATATTATGTGGATGAGGAAAATGATATTTGTGAATCATTTGAAATCATCGACAATGAGCAACTTATTGATGACAGTTATATTCTGCAGGAAAATGAACGTGAAGAGAGAATTGACAATTTTGTTCAGAAATTAAAGGATACAGAATCTGTTTCACTTGATTTTCTAGCAAATGTTGAAACTGCCATGCAAAGTAATGAGTTGGAATCTGATTTAAAAGAAGTTATTGAGGAATTGTTGGAGGTGTAAATTGAATTGCCTAGATAGATACAGCAAGAGTGTTCGGAAAAAAACTGAAAAACTTTTGAAACGTCTTTTTGCTTATCCTGACTTGAAAACCGCCTTAGATAATCAAATGTGGTTGAAAATACAAATTGAAAATATGTCAGGAAAAAATATTGAGGATGTAACAATTCAAGATTTGAAAGAACATCAATTTGGTTGTTACTATTATGCTAAATACAGAACTGTAAAAAGAATTACAGATATATACCTAGACACAACAACTCTAGGATTTCATTCAAATGAATTGGAGGAATACAAGAATGGATATTAGCAAGGTAAATGAAATCAAGGATTTAATCTCAAAGTGTGAAATTGAATCTGCAAAATCTCAGGGAATTATTGAGAACATCAAGAAACAGTGGAAAGCAGACTATGGAACGGATGACGAAAAAGAGATTGAGCAGAAGTTGCAGGAACTGAATTCAGAACTTAAACAGAGCAATGAAAGGCTTGAAACTATCTACAACAAGTTGGTGGATTCTTATGACTGGGAACAGTTGGAAAATGAAATGGGTGCTTAATTATGATTGAAAGGGTTGAAAAGATTCGGCAGATGTTCCTGCAATCTAAAGGAATGTTAAAGCAGATAGATTCTGACCTCACTAGCAATAAAAATAAATTGCAGGGATTGAATAACAGAATAAAACTATTGGAACAGGCTCAGGCATTCCTGCAGAAAATTGCCCAAAGCACTCAGGAAAAATTAAAGATGAATGTTGAGGACATAGTCAATTTGGCACTTGAAACTTGTTTTCCAAATGAGTATGTTTTCAAACTTAATTTTAATATTGCTAGGGGCAAGACAGATGCTGAGTTGGTATTTTTATCTCAGAAAACAGGCAGAGAACTTGACCCAATGAATTGTGCTGGCGGTGGAGTAGTAGACATTACAGCGTGGAGTTTACGACTTGCTTGCTATGCTTTGGAACAGGGAACAGACAATGTAATCATTTTAGATGAGCCGATGAAGTTTGTCAGTAAAGATTTGCAGGCAAGGGTGGGTGAAATTCTGAAAACTTTGTCTGAAAAATTGAATCTTCAAATCATAATGGTTACGCATATCAATGAAATGATTGATATTGCGGACAAGGTGTTTGAGGTCAAAAAGAATCCTGACGGCAGAAGTGTGGTGAAAGTTAGAAAAAATATTTGATTATTTTTTCTAAAAACCTATTGACTTTTTTTATAATATAGTTTACATTATAAATGTAAGCGGGAAACACACTGAAATAAATATGGGAATAAAAAATGTGAAGTGAGGTATGGAAAATGACGAACAAAGAACATTTAATTGAAATATTGCAGAAAGAAACAAAACTTTCTATAGGTGGAGTTTCAGACATATTTGAAATCATTAATGAATATGACTGGGCTGTTTTCTGTTCACAAATGGCTGATTTTGATTGTCCAAATGAACGAATTCAAGCAAAGAAAGTTCTTGATGAAAAATTAAGTCATTATAGAGAAGAAGATTGGAAAAAGATTTGGTCTTTATTGAATGATTGTTGTGAAGCACATTATTTTTATAACAATCATTTTCACACCATGAAAGAGGAATTTATAAAATAAAAAAATATATGAACTTTGAAAAAAATGTTTAGGGATTATCACGTTGACTACGGCTCAGGACTTGCTGATGGTTGCTTAAATTAAAACCTTGAAAAAGGCAGAGCAGAGATGTCCTGTCTTTTTATTCCTATAATAAGTTGAGGTGAAATTATGGAAATGACTGAAGAAATGGGTGAATTGCTCCATAAGGCAGAATTGGTTGAAATGGATTTTTTAAGGGAAAATGGAATCAATTCAAATTATAACGATGTGGAAAATCATATTGGAAAAATCTTTGTAATGTTCGAGAAACAATTTGAAAGAAATCTTGAAATGAATCCTGATGAGATTGAAGGTGTTTTGCAGGATTTGGACGATAAAGTTGACGCAATAGAATCCGCAAGTGCCAATTTGTCAGAAATGAAAAGATTTGTTGCATCAATGAAAAAATCTGATATGAAAACTAATTTAATGGATTGCATTGAAAGAATGGAAATGGATTTGTGTTGATATGATTAACTTTCCAAAATTATTCAAAGATTATAAAGTTGACTATAATACAAGGGTCAACAAAGGCTGGACAAATTGCACTTGTCCTCATTGTGATGATAAAACCTATAATGGCGGATTCAACAATATTGACGGTCATTACCATTGTTGGAAGTGCGGTGGTCACGATATGAAAAGAACACTACAACTTGTTCTTGGGATTCCTAGTAATGAAATAAAATCCGTATTATCAGAATATGAGGGCAGAAGTGGTGTATTGCAGGAATTAAACAAAAAAACTGCAAAAGCAAAATATCTTGAATTGCCAAATGATGGTTTTACACCAGTTGAAAGAAAATATCTTTTAAGTAGAAATTTTTCACCAAGATTTCTGCATGAAAAATATGGAGTGGTTGGCGGTGGAATTGCAGGCAGGTGGAAATATAGAATCATCATACCAGTTTATCTTAATGGAAAATTAGTCAGTTGGACAGGTAGAAGTATTTTGGATAAGCAGACCTTAAAAGAAAAAGAAATTCCAAGATACAAAAACTTATCAATTGAGGAATCGGTTATTAACATTAAAGAATGTTTATTCAATATTGATAATTGTAAAAATGATTATGTAGTATTGGTTGAAGGTTCATTTGATGTCATGAGGTTAGGTGATGATTTTTTATGCAGTATGGGCACCGAATTGACTCAGAATCAAATTCAGGTTCTTTCAAGTCGTTTCAAGAAAATTTTCATAGCATTTGACAATGAGCCTGAAGCACAGAAAAAAGCGAGGAAATTTGGAATGGAACTTGCTTCAATAGGTGTGGATGTTGAAGTGGTCAATATATATGAGGATTTCGGAAAGAATGATGGTGGTGAATTAGATGAAATTGAGGTTCAGAAAGTTAGGAGCGAATTATTTTCAAATATTTTCTAAAAATCTATTGACTTTTTTTATAAAGTAGTTTATTTTTATAAATGTAAGTGAGGAACTTACAAGGAGATGAAAATGAATTACTTTATTGATTGCACGAATTTGGAACAGTTGAAAAAAACCTATCGTTCACTTTGTATCAAGAATCACCCTGACAAAGGCGGTGATGTCGAGGTAATGAAGGAGATAAACAGACAGTATGAAATCATGCTGAAGAAGTTGGCATTTGTCTACAATCAGACTAAATCTGATAATGAGGCAGAATATGATTGGACAAAGGACAATTTTGCTGAAATTATTCAGAAAATCATCAATTTTGACATGAAGATTGAGATAATCGGAACATGGATTTGGTGCTTTGATTCTTATCAGTATCATGAGCAACTCAAGGAATTTGGATTTTGGTATAGCGGAAGCAAGAAGGCTTGGGTGTATAGTGGAACTGCTAAATCAAGAGTCAGAAGCCATAATAAAATTGATGACCTTAGAAATAAATGGGGAAGTGAAATTGTAAAAACAAAAAAGATTTATTCGTTGGCTTAAAATAATGGGATTCAGGATTAAATATTTGATTCTGAATCCTATAATAATATAGGAGGTTCAAATGGACAATTTTGATGATTTATTTATGGGAATGGAGGGTGGTGAAAAGCCTGAAGAATTTCCAAACTTGCCTGCTGAATTGCAGGGCAAAGACTTAACACCTGATAAGACAGAAAAGTTGAAAAATGATTTTCCAACACTGCGAGATTATATCACGATTTCATTCAATCGTGAACAGACAAAAGAACTTGCAGAACTGCTGGGTGTTCCAATGCTTGACCCAAAGAAAAAGAACACCTATACATTTGATGAATTGAGAGGAATGAAGACATATGGATTATTATAGTTCACCTAGATGGACAGCCGAAATTGCAGACTGTTCAATGCCAATGACAATGGATACTTATTCCAATTGTTCTTATAAATGTAAATATTGTTTTAGTCAATTTCAGCGTGGTATTGGTTGTGGAAAAGAGGCATATTTGCATAATGAAGTAAAATGGGTCAATCCTGAGAAGTTCAAGAGAATCTTCACTGAGCCTGACAAGAGCCAGTTTGGTCAGTATGTAAAAGCACGCAAGGCAATGCAGTGGGGTGGACTTTCTGACCAGTTTGATGAGAATGAAAGAAAATACGGCAAGACGCTTGAATTGTTACGCTGGATGAGGGAACATGTACCCGATATGCCAATTTCCTTTTCAACAAAGGCGACTTGGTGGCTTGATGACCCTAGATATGTAGAATTGTTCAAAGATAATCCGATGTGGAATTGTAAATTTTCAATTATCACTTTGGATGAAGAAAAGGCTAGAATCATTGAGGCTGGTGTTGATTCACCACTTAAAAGACTTGGAGCAATTGAAAAATATGCAAAGTTGAATGCAGGTGGTGCAACGCTTAGATTGCGACCGTTCATCATTGGAATTACAACACCTAGTTATCTTGATTTGATTCGTGAAGCAAGAAACAGAGGTGCTACTGCAATGAGCACGGAATTTTTCTGTGTTGAAAGGCGGTCAAATTTGCTGAAAGAAAAATTTCATTTTTTCAATGAACTCTGCGGATTTGACTTGTATAAGTTCTATGAAAAATATTCTGTTCAGCAGGGTTATATGCGACTGAACAGAAAAGTTAAAGAGCCGTTTGTCAAGAATATGAAAGGGGAATGTGAAAAAATTGGTATGAGATTCTATGTCTCAGACGCACATTTCAAAGAATGTTCCTGCAACGGTTCATGTTGTGGACTTCCTGAAACTTGGAATTATTCAAGAGGGCAGTGGTGCCAGGCTTTAATGTTAGCAAAGAAAAATGGCAAAGTAACTTATTCTGAAGTTAAGGGTGATATTAATAAATATTTATCAGGTTTTGATTGGTATAAGGCTGAAGGATTTAATTCAGGTTCACGGACAACACGTGCAAAATTTATGGGTATGTCTATGGCTGACTATATGCGTTGGTTATGGAATAATCCAAACAATGGACAATCACCATATACTCTTTTTGAGGGTGTCTTGTATCCTGTGGGCAATGACGCAAATGGCGACTTGATATATGAATATCAGGAAAACAGAACGTTTGTGCCTATTGAGAATAAATAGTTGAATCTACCCTGCAACTTGAGCAATCAGTTGCAGGATTTTTTATTGAGGTTGAAAAATGGTAGATTTGTATAACATTCCAAATGATGACCATTCAGATTTTAGGTTGAAGAAGTTTGTTGAATATCAACACGCTGTTCCTGAGATTCATTTTAGATTTTTAGGTGAATATATCAAGGCTCATAAATTGTCTTTTGATGATGTAATTTTAATTTGTTGGTTGCTTTCTGTTACCTATAATGAAATTACAGTTTTGCTTTTAATGGATTTTATAAAAAATAAAATAACCGATTATGAACAATTTTGGATTGAATATAAAGACAGGCTCAATTTTGGTTCTGCTAAAAAGTACAATAAAAACAATAATTTGTTTCCAATTCTTATGCAGGATTTTAACAAGGAAACAAATGGAAAGTATTGGAAATGGGTTGAGAAGTTTATTTGTGATGATGCGATTCAGACATATAAAAATATACATAATGGAATAGAAAAAATGAATAATGTTGGGAGGTTCTCAGCTGATTTGTTTTTGGAAACAATTGTGTATTTGAAAGACTATCTTGGAATGAATGTTTCTGAGCCTTTTGAACTAGATTGGAAACATTGTGCAAATTTGACTTCAGGAATATATAATATATTTTATGAGGATGAAAAGGCAAATGAATATGACAAGACAGGATTTATTGAAGCAGGTGCAGAAAAGTTTTTGACGGAAAAATTAAAAGTCATACAAGAAAAAATCGGTGAAATATATCCTGAACAAGACAATGAAGTTGTTATGTTTATTGGAAAAATATGTTCATTCAGAAATCTTTTCAAAAATGCAAGATATGCAGGATTTCACCATGATAGAGAATTGGGTGCAATTAGATTATATCAACAATTATTTCCTGAATATAAAGAATTGTGGAATGAATGTTATCAAATTCGCAAAGATATTTTTCCAAATAGATTCTTGGGTGAATTGCATGGTTGGAGCGGTATCAGGCCAGAGAGAAAAAAATATTGGTTAAAATATGGATTGACTTGTGCTGAAGAAAATATTGATGATTTGATTCCTATAATAAATGTAGGATTATTTGAGGTGTAAAATGAAAAAACTGATAGCAATTTATGGAATAAATGGTGCAGGGAAAACAAGCCTTGTAAAGAATCTTTTAATGTCAGATTTTGTAGCAGAATCTGACGGTGATTTTCTTTTTGATTGTTTTGACTTTTTTGAAAAGCAATCGCAATACGGAACATACACTGTTTCAAAAGGTGGGAACTATGTTGCCGTTGGTGGATATTCTAACAAATGTGGTGGAGCAGATACAATAAAAAGTGTAGACAATTATTTTGGTATGATAAATTATTTGTCTGAGAATTATCCTAGTGCTTCACTTTGTGTTGAGGGTGTACTGCAAAAAGCAATTGACGACTTAATCAATTGTTATGAGGATTTACAGAAAAAAGGTTATGAGCCTTGCTTGGTCAAATTGGAAACATCTCTGGAGCAGGCAGTGGAGCGTGTAAAGAATCGCAATGGACAAATGCCTGATGTAGAATTGATCAGAAAAAATGTTTTGAACACTGGTAGACTTTTCAAAAAGTTGCAGGATTGCGGAAAGTTCAATTGCTATGTAATTGATACTGATAACAAGACAGCAGAGCAGGTGTATGAGGAATTTCAGAAAATAATTTAGTTATTTTTCTAAAAACCTATTGACTTTTTTTATAAATAGGTTTATATTTATAACTGTAAGGAACAAGAACACCTTACAAGGAGATAAACTATGAAAATAAATGCATTTGAAGAAGCAAGAAAAAACGCAGAAACTGAAAATTGGTTCAAGTTCTCTTATGAGGGAATGGAATTTGTGATTGAACTTGATGATATGAATCGTGTGAATGTTATGGAATTGACTACAGGTCAAATTTATCAGTATGATGAAGAGATGTGTTCAAAGCGTGTTAAAGAGGCAACCTCTGAAAAACTTTGTAAAATCACTTATGAAAAAATTATTAAAAACAAATAACAATAATATATTAAAAAGGTTTTGCAGGATTCCTGAAAAATACTGCAGGTGTGATAAAATGAGATTTACAGAAATTTGTAAAACATTGACTGAACTTGGTTCCATTGCAGGAACAAACGCAAAAATGGATTATATTAAAAGCCACGATGACGCTGATTTGAAAGAGGTCTACAAGTGGTTGTACGATTCCTCAAGAATCTCAGGAATTGCTGAAAAGAAGTTTGAAAAAGATTATGGATTTGAACTCGCAGGAACTTTCACAACCTGCGATGTAAAAACAATTGATGATGTATTCAGATATTTGGATTGTCATCATACTGGAAATTCAAAAGACATTCTTGAAATAAAAGACCTTATGGAGCAGATTTGTAAAGATGATTTTGAAAAGGATATTTTCAAGAAAATTGTCTGCAAGAATCTGCCTATTGGAATTGATGCAAAAACAATCAATAAATGTTTCCCAAGCCTGATTCCAACCTTTGATGTATGTCTCTGTGATAAATATTATGACAGACCTGAACTTGTAGACGGCAAGAGGGAATTTGCAATCAGCACCAAGATTGACGGTTGTCGTTGTATCGCTATAAAAGAAAATGGAAACGTTAGACTAATTTCAAGACAGGGTAAACCTTGGCTTGGTTGTAAAGAAATTGAAGAAGCAATTAAGAATCTTCCTTTTGATAATTTTGTACTTGATGGGGAAATCACTGTAAAAGATTTTATGAAATATCCTTCAAAAGATGTTTATAAAATGACTACAAAAATTATCAGTACAAAAGATGAAGAAAAAAAAGGTGTTTGCTTGAATGTCTTCGACTTTATGAAATTAAAAGAATGGAATGAAAAGACATGCGATTTCAATTTAAGAGATAGATGTTATCTTTTGGATAAATTATTTGAAGAAAATAAATCAGACGCTTTATATCTTGTACCGAATATCTATGTTGGAAATGACCCTGCAAAGATTGAAGAATTGATGAAGGGTGTTGTTAGAACTGATGATTGGGAGGGTTTGGTGATAAAGTTCACAGACTCAAAATATGAGTGGAAAAGAAGCAAGAATTGGCTGAAAGTAAAAGCCTTTGAGGAAATGGACTTGATTGTGAAAGACGTTGAAGAGGGAACCAACTCCAATCAGAATCGGCTGGGTGCTTTAATCTGTGAAATAGAACATCCAAAACTTGGACATATTGAGGCAAAAGTAGGCAGTGGATATTCTGAGGATGAAAGAATCAGATTTTGGGAAATGAAAAATGAGTTGATAGGCAGAACAATATCTGTGCAATATTTTGAGCAGACTGAAAACACCTCAACTCATATCAAGTCATTAAGATTCCCTGTGTTCTTGGAACTTAAAGAGGTGGGGCAACTTCCAAATAATTAATAGGCGATAATCATGGCAAAGGAAATTTTCAAACTAAAGGAAACCGCAAAAGATGAAAGGCTTGAAAAGGAAAATGCAGAACTGAAAGCACAGATTGAGAAAATGAAGTGTTGTGAGAATCTAGATAACTGGAGTTTAAGGAGGTGAAAATGAAATTATTTGATATTGATGAGGAAATTGAAAACAAGGATTTTGATTGTTCATATAGTTGGAGCGATATGGCGAATGCATTGATTGACCATAACATTCCACATGAGGTATTGAGAATCCTCCCGGACTTGTTTTTAACGAAACTGAAAAGAAGACCTATTTTGGATATGTTTAAGTTTGACGATTGGTTGCATAACCAATATGGTGATTATGAAAGTGAGGGTGAAACTATGCAGAGTATGTTCAAGAAGTTGTTTGGCGATGATTCGGATAAAATAGCATACTACTTTGGTATTGAAAAATAAGGTTGAAAATGCATGATTGAAAACCGTGAAAACGTAAAATTCACGGTTTTTTTTATTAAAAATATTGTGAAAAATCGTTAAAAAACCTCTAAAAACCGCTGAAAAATATAAAAATTCTAGTAAAAAAATTCATAAAAAATTATAATAAAACTTAATAGGATTTTAATTATGAATAACAGTGAAAAATTAACATTACGACAAGAGAAATTTATTCAGTGCGTATTACAGGGTGATTCATTGAAAAACGCTTATCTGAAATCATTCCCTGAATCATTCAAGAATGTGAACTCAATCTATGTGAAAGCCTCATTGCTTTTCAATCAGCCTGCAATACATGAACGATATGAAGAGTTGAGAGCCATAATTGAAGAGGAGTTGAAAAGAAAATCGATATGGACAAAAGAACAATCCATAAATGAGTTGAAAGAACTTTTGCGGAAAAATCGCATGGAATCCGATAGATATGAGCAGGCATATAATGATGAGATGGAAATATTAGATAAGCAGATTGCTGAAAAAGAGAATGAATTAAATAATCCGAAAGGGTATGTTTCAAAAAAATTGAAAGCAAGTTTGCAAGATGATATAGATACATTGAAAATGGCTAGAATTCAATGTAATAGGCGACATCAGAGCAACAAGAATGTGAATGACGCCATTTTGCAATCTATCCAGCAGTTGAATGAGATGATGGGATTTAATAAGAAAGAGGAGCAGAAAGTTGAAGTACAGGCTCAAGTATCTTTCATTGACGATATTCCTGAAGATGACGAAAATATTTAATTATTTTTTCTAAAAATCTATTGACTTTTTTTATAAAGTAGTATATTATAATAAATGTAAGTGAGAAATACTTACAAGGAGATTTTTATGGCAAAAGGTTCTTTTATTGAACGAAAAGTTTTTGAGGAGGATGGTGCTAAACTATACAATGTAATTGAATTCAATGGGAAAGAAAAATCAGTTTTCATTGATACAGTATATCCTAGCCAATTAAGTAAGGAAGAGGCACAAAAAGTATATAAAGCTAGGAATCCATATATTTTTGAGACTGAGATTACAAATAAGATTGAAAAAAATTTGATGCTTATTCAAAGGATGAGTTGATTGGTGTTATTGAAAAAGAAGGATATGATTCATATATTGAACGAAAATTTTTATCATTTGTTGATGATTTGGATGAATCTGATTTTTCAAGAGGCTCAGGAAGCACTAAAACTAGTGGAAGTTGATAGAGTGGTAAGGATATGCAAGAGGAATTTGAAAAACAGATTCAAGAAACAATCCCGAATATAAAAGACAAGTTACATATCCTACACTTTTCAACGGGTGTAGATAGTGTGGCTTGTTTTCTACGATTGAAAGAATGGGGAATTGAGCCGACATTGATATATGATTGTTTTCTGCCAAATATACCAATGGTGGATAATTATATTGATTATTTTGAAAAGAAGTTTAATGTGAAGGTATACAAACTGCCTTCAAAATTGTATACCCAGCATATCGATAATGCTTTGTATCAATATCCTGTAAAATCTAGGGAAAATTTCAGAAATGAGATAACACCCTATGAACTGTGGAAATGGGATTCTAATAAAGCAAGAAAAAAGATATTGCAGACATTGGGATTAAAACAAGACAAAGTGGTGTTTCATAAAGGAATAAGATACACTGATGGTCAATTTCGTTATTTATCAATAAAAAATTATGGTGTTTATCATAAAGACGGTGGATTTTATCCAATTGCCTCTTTTAAGGTATCTGATATTCAGGATATACTAAAGAAACATGATTGTAAATTGCCTATAGAATATAAACTATGGGGAATAAGCCTTGAAGCACCAAGAAGTTGGAATATTGGACTTATAAGGGAAAATTGTCCTGCAAGCTATGAATATATATATATATGCAAATATTTTCCAATGATGAAACTATTGGAACATCGTGATGAGTTTAACAAATTGAATCAACATTTCAAAATAAGGCTGGCTCAATTCGCAGGGTTTGCTATAGAAAAAGATTTGTATGAGGTATGGTAAAATGAACAAATTCAGATACTTAACATCTGAAGAACTCATGAAATTTTTTAGAGATAAGACACTTTTTTACCCCGTTGGTTTTTCATCGAATGAACAATTTAGCTTTATGATTGAAACGATTGAGATATACTATAGAACTGATAGTGCAGAAGTTGAGTTAATTTCACTTTATCTTACAAAAGATAACTACCCAATATGCCATCGTGTAAACCAACTTGACCTTTTGCGAAATTGGACTTTCACTGATGGTTCGCCATGTGGTGTAAAAAATGAGAACGGAATCGAAATTAAAATGAGTTTGGATAAAAAGTGTAATATAGTAAGGTTGGACTAAAAGAAATGAAAAGAAAACTTAATAAGCAGATAAATCCAGCAGAAACAATCCAAAAGTTGCAGGATATGGAGATGGCAAAAATGCAGAAGGTCGAGGACATCAGAAAGAAACAGTTTGACGATGAACTTGATACCGCCTTTTATTTCAGTGTAGTGTTCAATACTAAGGCTGAAAGGGATAAATGGTTGCAGGAACACAATATTGTTCTTACTGAAGACTTTTTTGTGAGGGCTGAGGATTTTAATGTATGAAAGGGAGATGAAATCAGATGTTAATGTTTGATAAAAATGGAAATCCAATAAAGAAAACCAGCAAGGGTGATAAAGAGTTATCAAAGAAAGAGATTCAACAACAGAATATTTTTGTTGAAAAACTTTTGAAACATCTCAATAAGCAGGAGGTTGAGTTGCCTGACGGTTCAACTGTAAGCAATATGGATGCTATCATTGAGAATCTTGTAGACAAGGCAATTGATGGTGACATTCTTATCATTAAGTTGATAAGAGATTTGTTAAATAATAAATAATTTCTTGGCTTTTTTTTATTTAAAAATAAAAATATAATCTAACCATGAAACCGATTAAATTAAAAGACATAGTTGGAAAGGGTTATAATAAATTTTGGCATTGCAGAAAAAGATATAGAGCAGTCAAAGGTTCACGAGGTAGTAAGAAATCCTGTACTACTGCTCTTTGGTATATTTTCATGATGATGGAATATTATCATAAATACAATCTGAAGCCTAATGTATTAGTTATAAGACGATACATGAACACTAACTGGAACTCTACTCGTTCACAATTGATATGGGCGATAAATAAATTAGGTGTCAGGCACCTTTGGAAGATTCCGAAAGGCGATAATACTTTGACTTATATTTGCAGTGGACAGAAAATATTATTCAGAGGACTTGACGACCCTCAATCAATTACTTCAATTACTGTTGAAGAAGGATATTTATGCTGGGTATGGTTTGAAGAAGCATTTCAGATAACAAGTGAAGATGATTTTAATAAGATTGATATGTCAATCCGTGGTGAAGTTCCAGAGCCACTATTCAAGCAGATAACATTGACTTTCAACCCATGGAGCGATAAAAGTTGGCTAAAAAGACGATTTTTTGATAATCCTGATAGCGATACATTAGCTCTTACTACAACATATATGGTAAATGAGTTTTTAGGAAAAGATGACCTTGCTATATTTGAAAAGATGAAAGAGCAGAACCCGAAAAGATATAGGATTGAGGGGTTGGCTGAATGGGGTATTTCCGAAGGTCTCATCTATACAAATTGGAAAGTCGAGGAGTTTGACATTGAAAAATTGATTCAGGAGTACTACTGTGAAAAAGATAACCGAGGCTTGCCGAATTTCGTTTCAGTCAATGGAATGGACTTTGGATATAATGACCCGACCGCTTTTGTAGGTGCTTATGCTGACAAAAAAAGATACAAGATATATGTGTACTATGAATTTTGTGAGAGAACTATGGAGAATAGGAAGATAGCAAACAAAATAATCACCGCTGGTTTTGGAAAGTCTATAATCAGAGCAGATAGTGAAGACCCTAGAACGATAAATGAATTGAGATTGCTGGGATTGTATGGGATTCGAGGGGCTAAAAAAGGTTCGGGAAGCGTCATTGGTGGCATTCAGAAATTGCAGGACTATGAAATCATAGTCCACCCGAAATGTGAGCATACCATTGAGGCATTATCTAACTATGCTTGGAAAAAAGACCGAATGACAGATAAAATCATGAATGAACCTGAGCATGACTTTTCTCATATTCCTGACGCTTTACGCTATGGGTGTGAGGATTTGCAGAAATTCGGAATAAGGGTGTGAAAAATAAAATGAAAAAAAATTATTATAATTACAAAGGCAAGGATTATACGATACTTGAATTGGCTGAAATGCTTAATCTTTCAGAATCAGGTATCAGGCGGAGGTTGGAGGATTGCCATTCTATGATTGAAGTTGTGGAAGGTGACTTTATGAATCGTAAAAAAAGAAAAATAATGTTTCATGGTAAGGAATATGGCTTGCGTGAATTATCTGAAATCTTACATATGCCAATGACTTCATTGCATAGAAAATTGAAAACAAAAACTGCTGATGAAATTTACGAGGTGATGAATGGAAAGAGTAGCTAGAACCAAGAATGGAAACATTGTTATTTATAAAGGTGATGATGTTTTTATTCTTGACACAGACAAAAACCAAAAATTAACCGATGAAGAATTGCAGGAAATTGCAAATAATGTAAATAAAGGAGTTGAAAATGGAAAAACAAAAAATTGAAAATGTTGTTTTCTCAGAAACATTATCACCAAAAGATATAACTCAGATTATCGTTTCAAAAAACAAAGGGAATCCCAAAATTGAGGAGATGAACCAGGCAGACTCTTATTTTGCAACACAGAATGAAGAGATAAGCAAGAAAACACGGGTTTATTATGACAAGGATAGGAAACCGATTGAAAATCCGAACGCATACAATGCCAAAATCACAAGCAATTTTTTAAGAATGTTGGTTGAGCAGAAACAGGACTATGGATTTTCAAAATCTTTCGTAATTAAACTTTCAACTGACAAAGAGCAGGAAATTGACCTTAAAAAAGATACCTATGGAAAGGAATGGAAAACATTCTGTGATGATGTTCTTTTCAAAATGTCAAGAACGCTTGCAGGGCAGGCGGTAAACCATGGAATCGCATGGTGCTATATTTGGATTGATGAAGATGGAAAATTGAAATTGAGTGAAGTTTCTGCACAACATATTTATCCTGAATGGAAAGATAAACAACATACAGGCTTGAATAAATTGGTGTACCATTATTTTGTCAATGTCTATGAATCATTGAATCCAACAACTAAAGAATATGCAGAATACTGGGACGATGAAAACAGAATACTTTTCAATGTTTCAAATAGTTACGCTGAGGAAGCTGTGACGAAAGATGATGAGGGCAATTTTATTCACTCTCATTTGACTCAAGGTGAGGACAGATTGAGCTGGAGCAGAATACCCTTCATTTGCTTCAAAGGTACGGATGATGAAAAAACACTGTTGTCATTCATTAAGGCTCAAATTGACGCTTACGATGAATTGGATAGCAAATCTGTTGATGGTCTGGTTGACGATTTAGACCCATTACTGATTATCAAAGGTATTTCCCCTGATGTGAGGGATTTACTTGAGGCTAGAGAACTTGCGAAGATGACTAGAACAGTATCACTTGATACGGATGGTGATGCTCATTATATTCAGGCACAAACTGCAATTCAGGCACATTTGCAGAAAATGGAAAGTTTAAGGCGGGATATTATCAAATTCGGCTATGGAATTGATTATGAGGATTCAAGATTTGGCGGTAATCCTAATCAACTTGTAATTAAATCATTGTATCAGAATCTTGATACTTATATGGACGGTTTGGAGAGGCATTTTCAGGATTTTATCGATGACTTGAAATATTTCTTTGACAAATGGTATGAAATGACTAACAAGGGAAGTTTTGAGGAGGCACAATTATATAATGTACGTGTTGAACTTGACCGCTCTATGATGATAAATCAATCAGCACAAATTGAAGATACTGTTAAACTCGCAAATACAGGAATCTCAAAAAGAACCTTGCTTGAGTTTAATCCTGTTGTTCAAGATGTCGACATGGAGGAGGAAAGAATCAAGGAAGAACAAAAGGAAAATCAGCAGAATGAATTGTTTAATTTTGCTGAAAGAACAAACATTGAAAATGGCAGTGAATTTGAGCCTGAAGAAAAGGAGGAAGAAAAAAATGAACAGTTACAGAAATCAGAATAATATAAAATGTTGTGCTAATTGCAAACATTCTTTTCAAAAAGTTGGATTGACTTTACATTGCGACAATGAAAATGAATGGTTGAAAGAGACGGCAGTTCAGGATATTGGAATATGTGATAATTTTGAACCGATTGATAAAGTAGATAAAACCAAATAAATTTAATATTATAATATCATTAAATTTGGAGGTAAAAGAATGAAAATCAAAGAATTTTTTGAAAAGAAGTCCGTTAAAATCGTTGAGGGAGCAGTGATTGCAGTTGCTTCCGCAGGGCTTATCTATGGTGGAGTTGAAGCAAGTTCAATTGCAAAGATTCCTACTTTGGCAGTTGGTGTTTTCACTGCAATCGAAGCAATTATTACTTTGATTCAGGGATTTACAACTAAAGATTGATGATAAAAAAAGGCTAGGTTTTTAATTTCCTAGCCTTTTTATTTTTTTCTAAAAATCTATTATAATAAAGTCATGGATAGTGAAACTTATTGGAAAGAACGTGGTAAGATAAAAGAAAGAATGGGTGATAAATCCATTGCCATTCTTAAAAGTGAATCTAAAAGATTATATGAAATCTCATTAAAAAACATTCAGAAAGAAATAGATGCTTTTTATGGCAGATATGCTGGAATGAATGGCTTAACGATTTCAGATGTGCAGAAAAGGTTGAATCCTGATGAATTGAAATCAGCCAAGATTGAAATTGCCAATTACTACAATCTTGTGAATAAACTTGCCAAAGACAATCAAGGAAAAATCAACGTTGAATTACTGCGTAAATATAAAGAAGAATTAAGGCTACAGTCAGCAAAGGCTTATATGTCAAGATTGGAAGGATTAAAAAATTCACTTAAATACAATCTTATTGATTTGGGGTTCAATCAAGAAATAAAGTTTAATGATGAATTATCCAAATTGTGTGAAAACATACATTCTTATACAAGTTTTGACATTGATAAAACGCTAGGATTCAGTACGGGTTATGACAAAATTCCTTCAAATAAAATCGAATATCTTGTAAATGAAAGATGGCTGGGTGAAAACTATTCAGACCGTATTTGGAAAGATAAAAATAAACTGCTTGATAACATAAACAACACTTTTCTGCAAGGAATAGCGAGAGGGCAGAACTCTGTAGTCATTGCTCGTGAAATTGCGAATAATTACAAGACCTCGTTTTACAATGCCGAAAGATTATGCATTACAGAATCCGCTCATATAACAGAATCTGCGACAATGGAAAGTTATAAAGAGCATGGGATTGATGAAATACAATTCGTCGCAACACTTGATGAACATACTTGCCCTATTTGTGGTGAAATGGATAATCAGCATTTTTCAAGAAAAGAAGCAATGACAGGGGTGAATTATCCACCACTTCACCCACAGTGTCGCTGTACAACAATTCCTTATTTTGAGCCTGATGAAATAGACAAAATGTTTGAAGAATCTGAAAGAATAGCAAGGGAAGATGGGGTTGGTGAATGGTATGAAGTGCCTGCTAGCATGAATTACAAGCAATGGAAAAATATAGTTATGAAATAAGCTCTTTTATTTTTATTAAAATATTAGTATAATAATGATTATGGAAGGTGATTTTAAGTGGTTCAGGTGCAAGATATGCAATAAACCACTATTGAAACTTACAGATAAATCGATAATATTTAATGAAATATTTTGCCGATGCTGCAAAAAAGCGTTTGATGTTGAAATCATCAACGGCAAAGTGATTCAGAATATTGAAAAACCAAAAAATGAAGAATTGTTGAAAGAGCAATGATTCATAATTAAATTAGTACCTATAAGGTCTGCCAAATTTAATCGGCAGACCTTTTTTTTTATTTATAAACTCTAAAGGGGTAAAAAAATGGAGACTGTTGAAACACAGGGAGTTGAAACACCTACAACTGAAAAGACGGTGGAGACAAAAGTTGAAACACCTGCAACTGAAAACAATGGTGGAAACGGCAGTGCAGAAAACAATGCACCTTATAAAACATTTGCTTCAAAAGAGGATTTTGACAGGCATAGTGCAGGGATTCTCAATTCAGCCAAAAACAAGGCAGAAAAAGAATTGTTGGCAATGTTAGGCTTGAAACCTGATGAGAAAGATAAGTTGGCAAAGTTCAAAGAGGCTTATGATAACACCCTTTCAGAATCAGAAAAACAAGCTAAAAATCTTGAAAATCTGAATAATGAAGTAAATTCGCTCAAGAGTCAAATTGCTGAAAAAGACGCAATCATCGTCGCACTTAGCAAATTGACAGGCAAGAACTCAACCGATGTAGACAAATACGTCAGAATGGCGAAAGGTCTTGTTGATGAAAACACAACTATCGAATCGGCATTAGAACAGGTGCTTAGTTATATGAAAAAAGATGAGAAGCCATCAATGCCAAGCAGTAAACCTTTGACTGAATCTTCATCCGATAAAAAAGATGAAAATCCATTTGAAACTGGAAACCTTACAAAACAAGGCGACCTGATTAAATCGGATAGGGAAAAAGCAAGGGCTATGTATATGGCAATCCATGGTAGAGCACCATCTTGGTAATTTGCATTTTATTAAAAGGAGTAAAATATGGTTGCAACTAAATTCGCTGATGTAATTCAGCCTGATTTGTTTGCTCAGTATGTTATTGATAAAACTACTGAGAAAAGTGAAATTATGAATGCAGGTGTTGTTGAGAACAATGCGGAATTAAACCGCCTTATCACGGGTGGTGGTACAATTCTCACAATGCCTAAGTGGAATGATTTGGGTGGAAAATCTCAGGTTCTTGATGATACAAACCCTATCACTGTAAACAACATTACAAGTAAATCTGAATTGGCAACTTTGCTTATTCGTGCAAATGCTTGGGGTGCTCATGAACTTGCTGGTGCTTTGGCTGGTGATGACCCAATGAAAGCAATTGCAGAGCGTGTTGCTGATTGGTGGGTTCGTGATGAGAAATATAACATTATGTCTATCCTCAATGGTGTATTTGCCTCAGCAAGTATGTCAAATCTTGTGAAAGACATTACAGGTGAAACTGACACGAAGATTTCAGCTAATGCGGTTCTTGACGCTAAACAGTTGATGGGTGACGCTAGTGATTTGCTCACCATGATTTATATGCATTCAGCAACATTCACCGAACTTCAGAAGCAGAACGTGATTCAGTTCATTCCGATTTCTGAAAGCAAAATCACAATTCCAACATACCTCGGATACAGAGTTGTATGTGATGATTCAGCACCCGTTGATACAAGCGGTTCAACTCCAAAATACACAACATATCTTCTTGCTCGTGGTGCTATTCAGCGTGGTATGGGTACACCAGCAACTCTTACAAGCGTTGAGACAGACCGTGATTCACTTGGTTCAACTGATTACCTGATTAACCGTCAGGCTAAGGTTCTTCATCCAAAGGGAATTTCTTGGATTGGTGGTGCAAATATCACTGGACCAACACCGTCTGATACAGAACTTGCGACAGGTACAAATTGGAATCGTGTTTCTGATATTAAGAAAATCGGAATGGTTAAACTTGTACATACACTGTAATAAGGCGGTGAAATATGGGTTTAAGTGCGTTTAATGCAATGCGGGCAAGAATGAAAGCGGAGGCAAAGGCACTTGGTAAAACAAGTGCCGATGTTGAAGTCAAGGAAATCAAACCTGCTGAAACTTCAGTTGAGTCTGAAACAAAAAAGACAGATGCTGAAAAACTGAAAAAAAAGAAAAGGGTGTAAAAAATGGCAGATGGCAATGAAACCGAATTTGACTACCTCAAAGTTGTTAAGGTGTTACTCGGAATCAACGATGACTCAATCAATGAAATCCTCCAAATCTACATTGCTCAAGCAGAGCAAGGGATTCTGAACTATTGTAACATCAATGAGTTGCCGTCTGCTTTACACTATACTTTATGCCAAATGGTTGCCGACTTATACCGAGAAAACACGGCATTGAATAAAAGTGGAACGGTTGTCGGTAACGTTTCAAGCATATCGGAGGACGGTAGGAGTGTATCATTTAGCGGTGTTGAAAGCCTTAAAACACAGCTGAATGATAGAATTTCAAGATTGACGGAGTTAAACCGTTATAGGAAATTGTACAGAATATGAGCGGTTTTAACTTTGGACAGATTGGTGATGTTTTATCAAACTTCATGGATTCTGATTTCATGGATATAAAGCGTGATTCAAGTGGCAAGTTGGAGGAAGTTTATTCCAACATTCCATGCCATTTATCCTTTAATTCAACCGACAATCCCGACCCTACCAGTATTGATGTAAAACCAATTATTCAGAGTATAACTGTCAATTGTGCAAATTGGGTTGACATTCGCAACAATGATTTTATCGTTGGTAAAAGAATGGATAGTCAAGGCAACCTGCTGAAAGTATATAGTGGAAGATGTGGGAATCCGATTGTTTCGCAAGGCAGACAAAAAGTGTTGATGAGTATGTCTGCGACAGAGCCTGAAACACCTACTCCAACACCACCGATGAATCCTGCAACGATTAAAATCAAGTATCTTTCAGACGGTTCTACGATACAAGATGAGGTTGAAAAAACTGTTGAAGTCGGAAGTTCATTCACAATCAACGCTCCAACGATTGAGGGCTATCAATTTACAGAATGTTATGTAAATGGGGTTTTGCAAGAATCCCCAATTGTTTACATAGCAAGCGTTGATGAGAGTGGATATACCATTGCTTTTGAATATAGCGTTTCTGATGTGCCTAGTATTGCTAGATTCTTGGTCAATGGGTTATACACGACCGATGATGGTAGTTTAGCTAGTGGTTGGCATCAGTACAAAAAAATAAATTTAGATTCGATTACAGAATCTGAAAATGTGTTCACAATAACTTGTGATAATGTGAAATGGACGCATGAGGATAATGGAAAGAAACTTTCAATAAAGATTGGAACAAAACTTATTCTCATACCAGGAAATATTTTTGTGAAAGTTGATGAAATCCTTTCAGTTGTTGGCGATAAAGTAACATTCACGGCAAGTGAATATTCACCGACACAAGATGAATTGGATTCCTATGTGTGTGGGTGGTATGACTGATGACTAAAAAATGGAATGTTGATTTAACTGAATGGAAAAAAATGCAAGAAAAACTTGAAAAATTAAGTCAGGATTCAAATGATGATTCTTTGGCTTATTTTTTAAGAGATTTTATTGTTAATATGGCAGAAAGAACAATTGCTAAAACAAAGCCTAGAACACCTGTTGGAACTCCTGAAAGCACAGGAATTCCGAATTATATAGGTGGAACTTTGAGAAGAAATTGGCAGATTGGGGACATTAGGAGAGCAGGAAACAATGTTGAGGTTGAAATATTAAATCCAACTGAATATGCAACCGAGGTTGAATATGGACATAGAATAATGGGTGGTGTCGGACATACTGAGGAAAAAGGCTGGAAAGATGGAAGGTTCATGCTAACAATAAGTATGAATGAAATCAGAAACCAAATACCGATTCGTTTTGCTGATAAATGGACACAATTTTGTAAAAAATGGGGGTTATAAATGATTGAATTAACAGGTGAGAATGTAAAAGAGGCTGTTGTTCAACGACTTTTTGACATTTTTCCTGATATAAAATTTTACAAAGAATCCACCACAAACCCAATTTATCCTCATTTCTTTATATATCAAATATCGGTTGCAGATAGCGAAGAAAGGAAAAATTATCATCTTATGTCTTATGCAATGGAAGTAAGATATAGAGTTAAGCCTGACTCATCCACAGATTCAAAATTGGAATTGAATCTTGACGATATGGGAATGAAACTATTGCAGAATTTCAACATCATTGATTTTGATGATGAAAAAATAAGGGTGAAAGAAAAAAACATTGAGAAAGTCGATGGTGTATTGCATTTCACATTCAACATCGACATATTGGCAAAGGTAATACCTGATGAAAAATCAGTGAAACAAAATAAAATGGAGGTTGTAATTTATGGCAAGTAAATACAATACTATTGTTAAAAGTGTAACTGCCATTCAGTTTACTTTCGATGTATTGAAAGAATTGTATCTGTTTCTAGGGATGAAAGATATACAATTCACAATCAAAGACAGAACTTTGACTGGTATAATCACTCTTAATGATGGCTCAAAAAAAGCAATCGATAAAAATGATTATATTGTTAAATATTCAGACGGTACTATTGAAACATATAAACCTGATGAATTTAAGAAAATATTCGTTGAGGTAGCAACAACTTCAACAGAGGAGGCTTAAAATGGCAGGCGGAACATGGTTGTCACAAAACAAAGTAAGACCTGGTGCATATATCAACTTTAAGGCAGTTCCAAAATCTTCAATGACTGTTGGTGATAGAGGAATTGTTGCAATTGGTTTGCCTTTGTCTTGGGGTAGTGAGGATAAACTTATTGAAGTTCTTTCAAGTGATATGCTTGATGGAAGTTCAAAAAAGAAAGTTGGATTCACTGCTTTTGATAGTGAATCAAAATTACTTGCAGGAGCGTTAAATTATTGCTACAAAGCATTGGTTTACCGAATGGATAAAGGTGGTGCAAAGGCTAGTGTAACACTTGGAAATCTTACTGCAACTGCAAAATATTCAGGAACTTTCGGAAACAAGATTCTTGTGAGTATCGTTGAAAATACGAATGGAACTTTCAATGTAATCACTTATGTTGATGGCTCGGTTGTTGATACTCAGAATATTTCAACAATCAGTGAACTTGAAAACAATGATTATGTTGATTTCAGTGGCGAAGGTGAATTGGTTGCCAATGCTGGAACCGCATTGAGTGGTGGCACTGATGGAACTACAACCGAATCAACGGCTTATCCCGCAATGTTCACTCTGCTTAAAATGGCAAGATGGCAGACTTTGGCTTGTATTTCATCGGAAACCACAATCAAAGCGAACGTTCAGAATTTCATTAAAACAATGCGTGATGATGAAGGAAGATACGTTCAGGCTGTTGTTGCTGATTATGACGGTGCTGATTATGAAGGAATTATCAATTCGGTTTCAGGTGCGGTTATTGATGAAGTAACATTCACTAAAGAAGATTTTGTTGCAATCGTTGCAGGAATGACGGCTGGTGCCAATGTCAATGAAAGCAATACTGCAAAGGAAATCACAGGAGCGACTTCAATTATTGGTGAACTTGATGATTCGGGTATCAAAGAAGCACTCAAGAGTGGCAAATTTTTGATTTCTACTTCAGCAAGTGGAAAAATTAAGGTTGAGCAGGACATCAACTCACTGCACACCTATTCATCTGATAGAAATTACAATTTTAGCAAGAACCGTGTAATTAGAACACTTGATGAAATTGGAACATCTACAGAAATTACTTGGGAAGATTCTTATATGGGCAAGGTTGATAACAATCCTATCGGAAGAGGCATTTTTAAGTCAGACCTTATTGCTTATGGTAACGAAATGCAGAGAATCAACGCTATTCAGGAATTTGCAGGTGCTGATGATATTTCAATTGCACAAGGTAATGATTTGGATTCAGTTGTCGTTGAATGGAACGTTAAGCCCGTTGATTCAATGGAAAAACTTTACATGACTGTAAACGTCAAGAATTAATAAAGGAGGTTTAGAATGGGTTACATGAAAGCGAGTGATGCTATTTCAGGAAAGGAAGGCTCACTGTATGCCACAATCGATGGTGAAGTCATTGAAGTTGCCGAGTGCAAAAATATCAATGCCAAAATAACCAAAAACAAAACTGAATTTAAGGCTTTGGGTTATCGTGGCACTCAGCATAAGGCGACTGGTTGGAGTGGAACAGGTTCAATGGTCATTCATTATGCTAGTTCACGCTGGGCAAAGATGATGATTGATTATGCTAAAACAGGTAAAGACACCTACTTCAAATTGGTTGTCACCAATGAAGACCCAACAAGTTCAATCGGCAGACAACAGGTGACTTTGCTTGATTGTAATATGGACGAATCAGAAATCGCTAAACTCGATACTGAAGCAGAATTTCTTGATGAATCTGCAAATTTTACTTTCAGTGGCGTTGAAATGAATGAGGAATTTGATGATTCAAAATTATTGAATCACAATTAACCAAAACCCTCATAAACTTTATTTTTATGAGGGTTTACTTTATAATAAAGCAATACTTGTTTATTTTATGGAGGATTAAAAATGAGTAAACTTGATGATTTTTTGGATATGCCTGATGTTTCTGAGATTAGGGAAAAAATAAAGGAAACTGTAAACGGCAAAGAATTTGAATTTGTTGTTAGACCTTTATTGCAGGAGGAACATTCCGAATTTCAGAAACGTTCAAATAACGTAAAAGGCAAGAATATCACTTTTGATTTGGGTAAATACAATAGGCTTGTTCTTGATACTTGTATCATTGAGCCTAACTTTGCTGATGCTGATTTCTTAAAAAAAGTAAAATGCAATTCAGCAAGTGAATTTTTGAACAAGAAATTTCCTGCTGGAATCCTTTCTGACATTGCCGAAAAGATTCAAAAACTTTCAGGGTTTGAAGCAATCGAAACAGATATTGAAGAAGCAAAAAACTAATTAAAGAGGACGGTGAAGCCTTATATTGTCAATACACCGTCCTCAGATTCCGTTGGCGACCTACAGATTTCTCTAGGTTGCCACAAAAAGAAAAAGCATTTGTAATTGCCTGCATTGACAATCAAATTGAGGCTGAAAAAGAGGCGGAAAGAAAAATGAAAACGAGGTGAAGCAATGGCTCAAATAAACATGATTTTTAACGGTGTTGATAACGTTTCAGCGGTTGTTTCAGCCATCAATCGACAAATGCAAAAAGCTGAGAAAAAAGCCGAAACGTTATCCAGTAAATTAATGGGTATTTCCTCAGCATTAAATATAATGTCCACTGCAAAATCTATGATTGGTGGATTAACTAGTTCCGTTGGTGGATTAGTAGCTGAATATCAGCATGAACTTGAAATGGAAACAAGACTCTCAACAGTAATGCAGGCTAGATTTGGTGCTACTAGCGAAATGGTTCAAAGTGTTAAAGATACATTACACGCTCAGGAATCGGCAACGGGTTATTCGTATGAAATGTTGACTAACGGTGCTCAGGAATTAGCAACTTACATTTCTGACGCTGAAACACTTAAAGGATTAATGCCTGTACTTGCTAACATGGCTAAACAGGCTGGTGTCAATTCAGAACAAGGAATGATGTCGTATGCCACAATGCTCGGTAAAGTCATGGGTGGCGATATGGGTGGAATGTCCAAGCGTGGTTATGTATTCAGTGACGCTGAAAAAGAAGCGTTCAAGTTGATGAATGAAGAGGAAAGACTTGCATTTATTACTCAAACCGTAACATCAAGTATCGGTGACCAAGCTAATGCTTTGAATGCGTTGAATCCTCAATCAGTACAATCTATAAGTAATGCGTTAGGTGATACTCGAAAAGAACTCGGCAAAACGTTAAAACCTTTCCTAGAATTTTTTCAACTTGTAACCATGAAATGGAAAATAGGTTTTTATGAAACCATGAATAATGCTTTGCAATGGATTCAGAAACATATAAACGGGGTAATTATTGCTTTAGGTGCGTTAGGTGTTTCTGTTTTGGCGGTAGCTGGATATTTTGTAATTTTACAAAAAAAGGCAATTGCTAGTGCATTCGCAACTGCTATTGCATGGATGATTGCTCACGCTCAGATGGCTATTGTCATAGGAATTATACTTCTTATTATAGGAGCATTGGCTTTATTCCTTGCCTTTTCAGACAAGACTTTCACTGCAGTCGGCAGAATCATTGGTTCTTTAGTATCATTTGTTATGAATCTTTTTGGAAATTTGTGGAATTTTATTGTGGATTTTGCCGAATTTTTCGCTAATGTTTTCATTGACCCAGTTGGAGCAATTGGCAGATTATTCATAAATGTTTTTGATAAAATATTAAGTGTAATTCAAAATGTTGCTGGAGCAATAGGTGCAATTTTTGGACAAGATTGGAGTTCAGGAATCGAAAATTTCAGAACGAGTCTCGAAGAGTTCAAAAATGAAAAATTAGGCGAATCAAAAATCTCGCTTGATAATATCCGCTATCAGGAAAGAAGCAATCTAGAATTTGCGAATAAAGGCGGTGCTATAGGTAAATCACTTTCAGACAAATTTCAAGGTGCTATTAACAGTTTGACAGGAAAACTCAAAGGTGAAGTCAGTGGGGGTGTTGAGTTAGGAGATGTTGAGCTGGGAGTTGCAAAAGATGTTGAGTTGGGAGTTGCTAAAGGCATGAATGATACTGCCATTGGCAATATGAAGATTGGTTCTAATGGTGCATTATTGACAAAAAATGTTGATGAAGTAGATATTGCTCAAGATTATAAAGATTTACTTTCAACCAAAGCGACTGAAAAATTCTTCTTCAAACAGTCCAACATAAGACCTGAAATAAATATTGAAATGAATGGAACGAATGTAACCGCTGAAGATGTTCGTGATAAAGTCGCTTCACTTATAGGTGAAATGACTAATACTATGACTGAAGGATTGTATGGGGTGGCATAATGGAAATTTATAAACAAGATACACTTATACCGATTTACATAACTCTCACATACGACAAATGGAAAACATTGAAATTTCCAATCAATCCTGAAACGTTGAAAAAATCAATTCCTAGTTCAAGCGAAACTGTCAATATCGTTGGGCTAGGCGAAGTCAGTATTCCTCAGACACCCAAATTGGCAGAGATAACAATTGAATCATTCTTTTGGCTGGAGTTGTCTACATTGGTACCTCCTGCACTCTATGTGAATTGGCTTGAGGAATGGCAGAAAAGCAAGAAACCTGCATTTATGGTTGTCACTAGGTTCAATTATTCGATGTGGGTTACTTGTGAAAGTTTTGAGCATTGGATAAATGCAGGTGAAGAGGAGGATGTTTATTACAGTTTAAGCCTAAGAGAATACAAACACCACGAAGCTAAAAAAATCAGTGGTGATTCAGACAAAAGCCGATTGGATAAAGTTAATACTGCATTGGAGGCGGTTGGAAAATATACGGGTTATAGTGTCCTAATTGATATTCCTAGACCTAGCAGAACTTCAAACAAAGAATCCATTCATAACCCTTACATTGTCAAAAAAAGTGATACCCTTTCAAGCATTACTAAAAAAATCACGGGTAAATCTGAAAATTGGAATGATTTGTATTTGCAGAATAGGGAATCTATTGGTGAAACGATTTCAGATGGATTAGTTGTTGGTACGAAACTAACCTTGCCTAATGATTGGGTTAATAATGAATCATATAATATTGTTAATGGGTGATGAGTATGAAAATTGAAATGAAGATTGAAGGAAAAGTTGATACATTCGATGTTTCTGAAATCGTCCATGACATTGAATATTCAACATCATTGAAAGGCTACCCAGGCAAACTAACTTTCAAGCTAGGAAAAAGCAATATTTTAACCATGAGTTTAGGTGATACAGTTGAATTTCGTTTCAATGATTTGGACGTTTTCAAAGGTTATGTCTTCACGCTATCAACCACTGATAAAGAAGAGTATTCTGTAATCGCCTATGACCAAATGAGATATTTGCAGAATCACGATTATTATTTCACGGATGGAACTGAAAGTGCCAGCGATATTTTCACAAAGATTTGTAATAACGCAGGATTCAAAGACTATGATTTTTCAAGTAAAAAAATGATAAATGCTTTTAAAGTTGTAAATCCGTCAAATACAAAGATAGACGCTCATACATTTTCAGATATGTCATATTTTGATATTTTAGCGTATGCAATTGAACAAACTCATATTGCAAATGTTAAAAAAGATTATGAAGTAACACCTGAAATATCAGTTGGATTGAAAATAAATTATTCAGGCGGTAATTCTTGGACTAATCCAAATGACACAATACCAGCAACTACAAACAGAACGAGCGGAACTGCCAAAATAACAATCATTAATAAGTCAAAAACACACCCTTATCATCTCATCGGAGTTTCAAGCAATGTTTATGGTTGGTGCGATGAAAAACAGATTAGTGCCATTCAGGAGCAATTTTTCCCAAATAATAATCATTATTACATTCGTGATAATTTTGGAACTCTTGAATTTAAGGCATTGTCTACAGAATTAAAGATGTCAGAGCGTGATGAGGGCAAATTGAGTGGTGACACATTGGTTATCGGAGATGAATCATTATTGATGTCCTATGATTACTCTATAGACATTGATAAAGAAACCCACAATGAAATTATGTTGCTTGCTGATGGTGACAATAAAAATTCCAAAGGTGGTGAGGCTAAAAAGTTGGTGTATGCTACTCAAGCAGGTACTGTTTCCGCATGGGGTAGATTAAGAAAAATCGTTAGCGTTAAAAAGGGAGCGACAAAGCAAGAACTTGAAAATTATGCTAAACTTGTTCTTGATGTTGAAAACAATCCAACTAAATCAATGAAATTAAATTGTTTGGGTTACGATGGACTTTATGCTGGAAACGCTTTTGTGCTTAGATTAAGTTCACTTGGAATCATGGATATTCCAGTGTATGTTTTACAAGCAACTCATCATTATGAGGGTGATAATCACACTATGGATTTGGAAATAACGACCGAGGGTAATTTTCCTGAAGGATTATGATATGGCAGATTTAAATATTGAAACTAGAAACTTTGCGAACGCAATCAAAAAGATGATGAAACAGAATAGACCTAATACAATGATTTATGGAACGGTTAAAACGATAGACCCATTGAGCATTGATATTGGTAACGGCATTGTTCTGCCGAAAGAATTTTTATTTCTAGGTCAGATGTGTAGACCTCACAAAGTGAAGATTCCTCATACCCATCAAATCAATGGTGTTACTGAATTTGCTTCGGCTAGTTCAGTGGCAACAGACCCGACATTGACGCAGAAAGGTGATTTACAAGTTACGGGACAAGCAACTGCAACTGAAATTAAAGGACACCAGCACGATATTAAAGAACAAGTAACAGAAGATGCACATAAAGAGGGTACGGATTTTGAAAAATACGTTACCATTGAGATAGAGCCTAAACTTAAAGCAGGTGATGTGGTTTTGATGTTCGCTTTTAACGACTATCAAAAATATTATGTAGCTGAAAGAATCGAAACGGAGGAATAAATGGAATCGCAGATAACACCTCAAATCCAAAGTGATTTAAGTGGTAATTCAATTCAATACAGACAACCTAATCTGACATACCGAATCGGTGAGAATACCGTGAACGGCAGGATTTCAAACAGTCTTGAGGCGGTAAAACAGGCAGTCAAATGTATCTTAGAAACTGAAAGATATTCCAACCCAATATATGATGATAACTATGGTGTTGAACTTGAACAATATAAAGATGCAGACTATGGAAAAATAGTCGCAGGGATAGAAACGACATTAAGAGATGCCTTGTTACAAGATGATAGAATCACCAATGTAGTTGTGACGAACATCGAAAAACTTGATACCGATTCATGCAAAGTTGAATTTGATGTATATACGATTTACGGAAATTATCAGGAGGATTTGAATGTATAGTGATGGAAATTCTTTTGCTGAAATCCTTGATAGGACTTTGAGCAATGAACTTTTGACTGATATGGATAAAAGGGAGGGTTCAATTGTATACAATACCCTTGCCCCAGTCTGTCTTGAACTTGCTGAAGCCTATATCAAAATGGATATTCTTGAAAATCAGTTGAGTTTGTTGACTGCAACTGGAACAAACCTTGATAACCGTGCTTATGAGCACGGAATGGCAAGAGAGCAGGAAACACAGGCTGAAAGAATTGGAACTTTCAAGAAATATCAGACCGATGAGAATGGCGAATATGCGAAAGATGAAGACGGAAACAAGATTCTTATTGACATGGATATTGATGAAGGCAGTCGATTCGTTTCACCTGATGATAGTTCAATTGTCTATGAATTCACGGGTAAAAACGATAGTGGCGAAAACATTCTGAAATGCGAAACTTACGGAACTGTCGGAAATGAATATGTCGGTACTATTCTGCCGTTGACCGCAATCCCTGATTTAGTTGAGGCTAAAATCACAAGTACTTATACACCTGCTCAAGACACAGAAAGCGATGATGAATTAAGGGAAAGGGTTATCAACAAACTTAACTCACTATCTTTTGGTGGTAATATCGATTCATATATCGAAAAAGTAAGTAGTATTGACGGAGTGGGAACTTGCAAGGTATTTCCTGCATGGCAGTATAATGGTTCAGTTTTACTTTCAGTTGTTGATAGCAGTTATGAACCTATCACGCAATTTTTTGCAGATAGAATCAAAGAAGAAATTGACCCTGAGGAATCCAGCGGACAAGGTGTTGGATTTGCACCGATTGGGCATTATGTAACGATTACAACTCCAATTAAATCAAATGTAAAAGTTCAATTTCATCTTGATTTGGAGGCTAATGTAACCGTAGGTAACATTCAGGAGGAATGTGAAAGGAAAATCAAAGAATATTTTGATTCAGTAAAACATGATTTTGGGCAGGATAAAACGCTGGGAATTTACCGTGCAAGAATCATTGATAAAATCCTTGAAATATCTGAAGTCCTAAATATCACCAATGTTCTTTTGAATGATGCTGACGCTGATATAATCTACAATGATGAGGGATTATTGGAACATCAATATTTACCTTATGTTTCGGAGGTTGTAATTGATTAACTATGTAAAACGCTATGAGCCTAAAATTGTTCAGAATAACGATGAAATGAACAATATTTATGGTGTTCATAATCAGGAAATCGAAAGTTTGCATGGTTCTTTGAATCAGATAAAATTAAATGCTTATGTTCAAACTATGGATATTAAGCATATTAAGTATTGGGAAAAAATATTAAACATAAAGGCTGATAATTCATACACCATTGAACAGCGTAGGGAAAATACATTGAATACGCTTTTGTTCAAACCGCCATTCACAAGGCAAAAACTGAAAGATACATTGCATAATGTGTTTGGCGATGGTAATTATCAATTTGAGATTTTTCCCGATGATTTTAGGGTTATCATTGATATTAATACTTTTGACCCAGTCATTTATTTACAATTTACAAAACTGATTAGAAGAATTATTCCCGCAAATATGCATTTAATCTTTTCAATACAATACACGTATTTGTTTTTGCAAAGAAATAAAACATATAATCAATTGCAGGAATTAACATATCAGGAATTAAGTCAATTTAGTAACGAATAATCATAGATTATGAAGGAGTGTAAAAATGCAATACAGTACAAATTATAATATGAATAAGCCTGAATTAAATGAACAATACAGACTTAGCCATTGGAATGAAAATACAGATATTATTGATACTGAACTAAAAAGAAATGCTGATAATATTTCAACGGAAACGACAAGGGCAACGAGTGCAGAAACCGCCTTGCAGAATCTGACCAATTCAGTTTTCAAAACTGCGTTGCTCAATTTCTGTTACCCAATCGGAAGTCTTTATTGGAGTTCAAAATCAACAGACCCATCTGAACTATTCGGTGGGACTTGGGTTCAGATTAAGGATAGGTTCATTTGGGCAAAAGGCGATTCCGATACGGTCAATGCAACGAGCGGTTCAAAAACCGTGCAGTTGACAGAATCCAACTTACCTGCACATACACATACAATAAGTCATACGCATACACGCGGAAGCATGGAAATTGAAGGCACTACGAGGGTAATGTTTGATAGAGGAATTAATAGCGGAGCATTTGCGGATGATGCTGGGGAAGAGAAGCAGTTTAACACAGGTCCTTTTAAGGGGATTTCGGCAAGGTTTCAAGCTAGTAGAAATTGGACAGGTAGCACGTCCGAACCGTCCAATCCTCAATCGGGAAGCGTTGGCTCTGATATTCCATTTAGTGTCATGAATCCTTACATCGTGAAATTCTGTTGGGAAAGGACGGCTTAGGCGGTTGCTTACGGTTTTAGAACATCTAAAAAAGGCTAGGATTTTGATTTCCTAGCCTTTCCCTTTTTGAATTAGTCCACGAAATCTCTTGTGGCAATCATCTTCAAGGCTTCTTCATCGCTCAAAGTTTCATCATCAAGAACATATTTCTTGATTTCTGCCAATGTCATATTTCTGCCTGTTACAAAAA